AGTAGTTTGAAGAAACCTCCGAGTCCTTCTTTCTCCACGGTTATAGGTGTGGATGTTAATGCTAGGATGAAGGGGGCAACAATAACAGCAAACAGTATAAAGAATACAAAGATGCGTCTTATCCATACACCACCACGAGCGGCGGCTTTATCAGCAGATTCATCAGCTACTCCTTGTTTTTGAAGAAGCATTTCAAAGTTACGGGTTTGTGCTTCAGCTTGTGCTGCAATCATTTTCATTACAAAGCCTGACACACCTCCACCAAGCATTGCTACTAATTCGATAGACATAATATTATTTACTTTATTGATTAAAAGATCGAGGAAACGGACATCCGCTTTTCTACGTTTTCACGGTAAGCTGGATCACTAGCATAACGAGGGTCACGCATAGCTTCAGTAACTTGCGCAGTAGAACCAAAGGGCTTTACACCTGAGTCACCTGAAGTGGAACCTTGAACGAGAGAAGGGCCTTTGCCTCCAGCGGCTTGGAACTGAGCATACAGTCCTTTAACAGCTACACGGGCTTGCTCTACTGAGTTGCCTTCTACAATGTCGTTAAACGCGTCAAGGTCAGTGTCAGCGAGATTCTCAGAAGCCCACTCAGCCATAGCCTCGTAGTTTCCAGCGCCACCAATCGACTCTTGAATAGTAGCAGCTTGCTGAACAGACATAGCTTCTTGACCAGCGATGTATTGCTCAACGAACTCACGGGGTAACCCAGCGGCCTCAAGAGCATCAAAGGTCTTGTCAGACAACTCACCAGCCTCAGCGAACTCACCACGAGCCGCATCAATAGCGCCTGTAGTTGCCTCTGTAGGAGATGACTCCTCTGTTGTAGCCTTCTTGTCTGCCTTTGGCTTGGACATCTTCTTCTGAAGCTCCTTGTAAGCCTTAGCCATTTCTTCGGGACTCTCAAACTTCTCATCAAGCCACTCAGGACGTTCCTCTTCGGTAGCCTCTTCTTCTTCATTAAGTTGCTCTTCGATAGTTTCCTTGCCCTCGTTGGGGTCGGCTTCAAGCGTTTGGTTACGCTGGTTAGCTGCTTCGTCTTGCATAGCAGCCTGTTTTTCTAGGGAGATATTCTCTTCCTCGTTTGTTTCGTTGATCTGTACTTGATGTAGGTCAGCCATTTTCTATTTCTCTTATTCCTCTACGGGAGCTTGTTCTTGTTGTACTTTCGCTTGGTCAGAAATAGCTTTGATCCCTGCTGGGCCTAGCTTTTCTGCCATTTGCATTTGTTGGGCTTGTTGGGCTTCTTGAGCCATTTGTTCTTCTGTCTTTACTAATCCATCAGTTTTAATACCGAGGGAGGTAGCACGACGTTTAAAGTATTCTCCGACACTCACATATTGAGCTACGGCTTGAGGGCCTACTACTTGAGCAGCACCAGCTAGGAACATATCCAGCTTCTGTAAATCGTTACCACGACCAAGGGCTTCTACACCTGTAATGATAACAGGATTGATAATGTCCTTAGGCATCTTAGGGAGCTTCTTCTTCTTACGCATGACATCCATCAAGCGATTAACCATAGGCATCTGAAGCTCTACTGAGAGTAACGAATAGAGACCACCAATAGCGACCTCTAGTTCTTGTCCTAGCATACGTATCTCTTCTGCTGTAACACGCTCAGCGTTACGAACAACACCTGAGGTCAACAGGAAGGCGTGACCGAGACGCTCTTCAATCTTCTGGATGCTCTCTTGGACAACTCGGAAGTCATTGAACTTGTTGAGCTGGAGAACGGACACATCAGCAGCGTTACCTTGAGCGATAGCACCATTAGGGGATTCAGCAAGTGTCTTAGCGCGAGTTGTGCCGTTGGGATTAACGAGGAAGAGTACCTTAGCAGCGGCTGCCGAGCCTTCTACAAGAGCTCTTTGGAGGCTCTCAAGAGATTGCAAGTCACCTAGATACTCTTCAACGTATCCACGCCCATAATCCTCACCATCGATGCGGGAGAAGCGGAGCGGGATAAAGGGGTTCTTGTCTAGTGGGTAGAAGCCTTCACTATCAGGAATAAGGTTGCCATTGATTTCTTGCCATACCTTCCATCCATTCTCCTTGCGGCACACAGCAGTGAACAGGTTGACGTCATTGTCAGCGCCTTGTCCATCAGTGTTACCAGCAATGTCTTTCATCTCTTGTGAGAGGGACATATAGGATAGTTTCTCTTTGGTGCAGATGTAGAGAATGTTACCCATTGGGTCACGCTCTACGCAGAAACGGTCAAGATGGAACACACGCATACCTCCATCTTCAGGAAGGTAGACTAGAGAATTACCTGTTATGATAAGGTGCTTTAGGGCCTCATGGAGAGCAGTGCGATATGTCTCACGACTAATCTCGTCCATAACGGACTCTTCAACTTGCTGAAGGGATTTCTCAATCTCGGAGATTAACTCTGGTGGAGCGCCCTCTTGTTCAAGTCCATGATTGTCTACGTTAAGACGAAAGAAAGGGGCATTAGGTGGCAGAAGCGCTAACAGTAATTTAGAAGCTAGGTTATTTACTCCACGAGCGCCGATGCCTTGAAAGGGTGTTTCTAGGCGGCTATGTGCGCCAAAGCCCTCATCGGTAATGATGTAAGGAAGGGTAAGTTTGGAACACTGGCGAGCACGATCTACGTATTGGTATCGCTTACCTTCCAGTTTGGAGTAGAGTGCTTGAGCTGTTTCAGTATTCATATGTTGTATATTTATAAATAATCCCTTTCCGAACGGTGGGCTTCCTTCTGTTGGTCATAAAATCTCACCGATTGAGGTTAAGGAGCGCTACGGAACGGACAGGGTTAAAGGGGGTAATTAAGGGTTATCTTCGATGGTGTCAGGGATTGCGTAGGTGTCAACGGTGGAAGTCTCCTCAAGTTCGTCGAGGTCATACTCAGAAACATCTAAAGCCCACATACCGTCAGCCGTAGGGACTGGCTTAGTCAACCATCTGGTTCCCTTGCCTTCAGTCCAGTAGGAGAAGTTATTGTCTTTGCCTTCTTCGTCGGCTCGCTCAATGGCGGCTTCTTCGCTTGCGTAGATTAGATACATTAGTAGATGTCGTATTGATTGTTAATGTTAGCTTCGATGGCTGGACGGTTGGCTGACTGGTTGGAGTTGTAAATAATAAGTTCTTGAATTTGCCCTGACCAAAAGTTTGTATCGCCGCTATGATTTTTGGCTATATTGATTCCGCTCATTGAGTAAGCTCCAGTATTTCCAGATGCCTTTAGTGTAGAATTGATGAATAACTCAGAGTTATTACCATTATGTAAAGCTGAAAATACGTTCTTATCAGTGGTTGCTGTTTCTCCAGTATATTGTATAACTTGGGAATAAAATCCAAATTGACCTGAGCCAACAGTACCAAGAAATAACATATTTCGTTTAGCACCAACTGTCCCATCATATAACTTCATATTTGAGTCATTGTTATTGTTCAGCTTCGCTACAGTAAAAATAGTATTTGCTTGCACTAAGTCCCCCTGTGTAAAAGCAGTTTTTGATAGGAAATCACCATCAAAATCAATTTCTGGTAACCCCGCTGAGTCTACAACCAAAGAACCACCATCAACAATCTTAGGCTGCCTTTCAGCTACCTCCTGCACGGCATCATTGCTGTTACCTGACTGGTCATACCAAGCCTCTACAAAGCCATCCACTGTGTTGTCATACGCAGGGATACCAGTGATGCTGTAGGCTTCACCGATGTTAGCTTCAATGGCTGTGCGGTTGTCTGTTTGGTCGGAGGTGTAGAAAATAATCTCACGGATACGTCCGTTAAAATAACCAGTTGGGCTTACTGTTCTCAAAACACCAATAGTAAGTTGGTTTATGCCATCGGTCTCACGAAAATCATTTCCGTAGTCGCCAGTTGTATTGACAAGAGTTCCACCTTTAGCACCTACGCTAGTAGAAGTTTCTCCAGTAGTTACAGCAAAGGTAAGGCGGGCACTTCCAGAAGCGCTAGCTGATACCGAAACACCTGAAGTGGAATTTCTTGGGGCAATAATAGATGTGCTTGTTGCCTCTTGGACACCAAAATATCTGTTGGCTGCGGTGCTTTTTGAAATTGAAACAGTATATCCAGTTGTATCTCTAACGCTCGCAGAGAACAGTGAAAAAGGACTCGTAAGCAATGACGCTGAAGGGGCAACTAAAAAGTCATCACCATCAAAATCAAGTCCAGCAATCCCGCTATCCTCAACCAAAGAACCAGCATTAACAATCTTAGGCTGACTTCCAGCAGTTGATTGAACTGCGTGGTTACCTGTTGCTGTATCTCCTGCTTGATTGGTTACACTTTGGTCATACCAAGTTTTAACAAAGCCAGTCTTACCTGTTACTGTAACTGAGTTAATTGTTATTGTACCGTCGCTAAGATCACCAAGAGTTTCAAGGGAGGAGAAGACAATATGCGCTCCCCCGTTTGCATTATTATTAACAGTAAAGGACGCACCTATAGTTCCGTCTGCTATAGTTGAAGGACTAGCAAGTGCAGTATCCGTACCAGCGGCTCTTATTTCAATGCTAGCACTACCTTGAATATTTGATACTGTTAAATTAATATCAACAACATCTCCTTCATTAGCAACAATATGACTTGGTCTACTGCTATCAGATATTGTGTGACTTGTTCCGTAAGCAAAAAATGTTAATGTCGAAGTGCTTGCGGTACTTGATTGAGACCTTATATTACCTGATGGAGCTATAGTATTCCAAGTTGGTTGTGTATTCCACCCAGTAATGGACTCTGTTACAAAGTTTACTAGAGTACCATCTGATACCTCATTGGCAGTAAAGGACTTCAGGGCATTATCAGATTCACGACGAACCTGCACTACAAACTTACCATTAGCACGGGCTACGGTATCTCCAGTGGCCGCTAAGGTAGCCTGACGTGTCCCTAGGCTACGAAGTGAGTAAGCCGCCTTGGCAATAAGGAAGTCACCTGTGCGTCCATCAGCTTCTAGTGCTTGAATGTCCAGAGGAGCCACGACTTGAGTGTTCACCCAGTTCTGGAGTGTACCGTTAGATACCTCCTTGGCTAAGAAGTCTCTCTCGTGGTTATCACTAGCACGTCTTACACGGACTACCTTGTTGTTCCCTGCTTTATCGTTGAGGTCACGAAGGCTATATGCGGCAGAAGCCCCGCCTACTACTTCACTTAGTAATGGCTCGATCTCACGCTTTACGGTGATGCTTTTAGAACCACCAAAGGTAGTCTCCTTGGCTACAGCCTTGGGAATCGCCGTGTGGTCTACTGTAACAGTATTGCCATCTACGGACATACTCCGAACCCCCGCGAACTTATCACGGTTGATAGTATAAGTTTCACTGTCTCCATCTGCGTGGTTAATCGTTAGGGTTCGGTCTGCCATATTTGTATTTAATTAGTAATTGATATTAGCGCCACTACCAGATGAACCAGTGTTCACTGTAGAGCGACGAACTGTAAGAGCAGAAGTGCCACGCTTTTTGGAGCTTTGACGGTTCTTTAGTGTTTTATTCTCGACCTTCTGAGCCACCTTGGTAGGAGGGGGAGGAGGAGCGGGAGGAGGAACTGGGTCTGGCATTCTAGGCATTTTAGGTCTGGAGCACATATTAGTATTACTTTGGGTTTATTATATTTTCAGTTTGAAGTTGATAGTGATGCTTAATGAAATTTACCACAGAGCGTTGTCCATAGTGAAAGTTTAGCATAGGAACACTGTCAGTTGCAGGGAAGTCCTGTGCTGGAAAGGAACTCTCTAGGGCGTCTAGGAGCGCCTTGTTTATGGGTGGCATTTCTGCTTGATTGTCTATTTCCATCGTTACGGTCTCTTCAATAATTATTGGTTGTGCTTGTTTACCATCTCTTCGGCCTTCTTATTTAGCTCTTTAATAAACCCAAGGCTCTCTTTAGGGCGGTCATCTATCCAGTTATCTTGCATCATTGCATCCCTAAGAACCGCTAAGCCTGTGATTGCATGGGATAGGTGATGGATGCCTGAGTCTGGGTCTAAGTCTTCGCCCTCCCACCAAGCGGCTAGGTGTCTAAAGCAAGCATCATAATATACAGAACCACGCACTCCAGCGTCCCTCCAGTTGTAACGACCATATTTAAGGTCACCGTGTAGCTTTACTAATCCAGACTCTAGGAGCACTGGTACGGGCATCCCTGAGATAGGAACCTTCTTGATACCACAGGCATCTTTAGGGTTAGTTGGTTTCACATCATCGGGTGTTGGGTCGAGGCGCTCCTCTGCTGCTACTATTACGTTTGTCATATTCTGTGTGTGTCTTTTGTTAGCTTGTTCGATGTCATATAAAAGTTTGTCTATTGAGTTGGTCATTTCTTAGGCGTCCAGAGAGTTACTTCGTGAGTGTCAAAGTCGTAGTCACCATCCCGTAGGATACGTGCTAGACGAGCAGTAAGCAGTGCTTCATATTCGGTTTCCCCTTTGGCTTTGTAGGCATCCACAACGGTCTTCCAAGTAGCTCCGTTCTTATCTAGGAGTTTCTTAGCGGTCATAGGGCCACAGCCTTTAATACCTCCAAAGCCATCCGTAGAGTCTCCCATGAGGGATTGGACTAGGTGGAAATGATCGGCTTCTTCTTTGCTGATTATACGCAAGGTGTCCTTGAGGTGATTGTACCAATGGATAGGAAGGGTAGCGAAGTCCTTGTCACCAGAGACAGCCACACGGTTCTCAGGGTCTTCCGTAGCCCAGATACCAATAGCGTCATCAGCCTCAATGTTAGGATAGAGTTCAGAGTCATACTCCTCCATCATCCAATCACGAAGCTCACCAATGCCTAGTGGCTTACGCTTGTCTTTACGGTTGGCTTTGTAAGCAGGCCACAGGTCGTGGCGGAACGTGCGACTAGGAGAGAAGAACACCTTAATCTTCTTACTCTTAAGAGCGTTGCTGATGGTATCAATGTTACGGTCAGCTTCAGCCTTAGCTTCCACCATGTTGGTTTGAAGCGTCCAAGTCTCATCATCCCAGCGCATCTCTTGTTCAGCCGCACACGCAGCCTTGTAGAGTATCATATCGCCATCAATGAGAAGTAGTTTGTTTTTAGTTTCTTTCATGGTGTGTATTAGTGTGTTTCTTTCCAGTTAGCCCCGACAGAGAACTCTCCATCTAGTGGGCAGTTAAACTTGAGAACCTCTCCAGCTTTCCCTAGAGCGTTACAGAATGTCCTACCGAGTTCGTCAGCGTGCTTAGGGTCACAAGAGAATTGCACCTCATCGTGAACATTAGCGTGCATCTCGTAGGGAAGCTTTGCCATCCTTACGAACTCAATGAGTGCTTGCTTCATTACTACTGCACCTGCTGATTGAAGTAGGAGGTTCACAGCAGAGTGAGGAGAACGACAAGGAAGAGGGCGCCCATCGATACCTCTTAGCATACCCTTAGTTTCCAGAGCGTTAGCTACAGCGTCATAGAGTTTCTTGATGGAGGGTGTCTTACGCATGAAAGCTGTTTTGAGGGCTTTACCTTGCTTAGCGTTACCACCAACAATAGAACCAATCTTGGAATCCCCTGCGCCATACAGGAAAGCGTAGATGAATGTCTTAGCGTCATCACGAGTAGGTAACCCAGCAGCCTTTTGGTTGGCTGTGTGGATGTCACCTTCAAGGATAGTCTTAGCGTATTCCTTGTCACCAAAGAGAGCTAAGTAGTGAGCTAGGCAACGCAACTCTAGACCAGAAGCGTCCGCACCTACTAGCACCTTACCTTCTGGGACTGTGAAGCAAGAGCGACACTCGCCACCATAAGGCGCACGAGTAGACGGAACTTGAGCCACGTTCGGATTTCGGTGTGTGCATCGGCCTGAAACAGCACCGTTGGTATTCACTGATCCGTGGATACGTCCGTTACGCTCTAGCTTGAGCCACGCTTGTTTACCCTCAGCCACTTGACCTAGACGCTTGGTGACGAGGAGGTACTCAAGGAGCTTTTCGGATTGGGGTGTTCCGATGTCCTTGAGCACCGCCTCGTTGATTGCTGGTCGTTTGCCCTCGTAGGAGCTAGGCTTCCAGCCGTTAGCCATTAGTCGTTCGGCGATCTGGTCACGACTGTTGGGGTTGAACGGGATGAGCTTAACAACAGGCTCTCCTTTAGTTATCTCCTTAGCTTTGTAGCCCTTCTCGACCAAGGCTTTCTTGGTGCGGGACTTTGTGCCATCGGGAGCGAGCCACCAGCTACTCTTGGTGACTTCTTCAGTAGGCGCGAATAACTCACGCAATTCTACGTCAAGAGCAGCACGACGACCCATAAGGGTAGCTGTAAGTTCTTCTGCTGCTTTAACGTCAAAAGGGAATCCGTTCATCTCTTGGATACGGATAGCTTTAGCAAAGGCGTGCTCTAGGTCACTTACTTGCTGTAGTCCACCTAGTCCCTTCTTTAGAAAGAACTCATAGAGAGACTTGGTGACCTCCACATCTTGGACACAATAGTCTTCCATCTCTTGAGACCACGTAGACCAGTCTTCGGTTTCCCCGTGGTCACTCTTGTTGTTACCTATACGATAACCCCAAGCCTTCAAGCTGTGGGAACCAATGAGTTCTTTAGGGAAGCCTTCACGTTTGAAGTCATCGTTGCGAACATCGGGAAACATAAACCTAGCAATAACAGCGGAGTCGAGAACACCAGTATGACGGTAGCCGTAGAGCTTCCAAAGGGCGATAGCATCAAAGCCAATACTGTTGTGTCCTACGATATGGTCAACTTGTGAGAGACGGTCTAATCCTTGTTGGATACTGTCTGCTCGGTATGCTCCTGTTCCGTTCTGGTCAATTACCACAAGGCAGTGAAGGTCTTTAAGGTCACTTAGAGTTGACCAGTCCGTGATGCCGTTGGTTTCTATGTCGAAGTAAGCTATTGTTTTCATTTGTGTGTGTTCTTTAATCAATGTTTACTGTTCATCTGTGTCAACGTCTTTTGCCCAGAGCTGGTGATACAGCGCTAGAACATCTGTCATCTTCACGATTGATAGGAGGTCTTTACGTCCCTTGCGTTGGTAGCCTTTGTAAAGGGCGTCCCTTCCTACAGCTACTCGGTCACCTAGGTCACATAACTTCTCACCCAT